AATCTATGCCGGTTTTTCTGATAAAGGCACGGGCTGGAATGTCTACTTTTTGCATCAGATAGAAATATGTGACCAATTTGCCGTCTTGATTGACAGCCGCAATGTGCTTTCCCTTAGGGATGAACAGCTGATACTTATTTCTAACGTCTTTTGCAGTAACGTTTTTCCCGAACTCTTTAATAGCTTGCCTTGACGGAATCCATAAGAAGCCACTCGAATTTTTAGGACGGATATGCGCCCCATATTCGTTGGCTCTCACGATTGTTAAAAGCAAGCTATTTTCATCACTGAAAAAGCCAATTACTACCTGATGATGGTTTAAATAGTCCATTTCTTTCGTGATATGATCTAGCCTATTTTCGATTTCTTCAAAGCTGTCAGCCATTAGTGTTGCACCAATCCATATCTTGTAATGCTTCCGTTGCCATAAAGGTTATACAGCCATAAATATAGCTGCCCCCACGGCGAACGTTGGAACAGATTTAATTTGCTAACGTCAGCATAAGTTCGCTTCAATACTGAAACTTGTTCGCTGGTAACGTTGGCGCCACCATCGCCCATAGCCTTGTTAATCGTGATTAAATGCAAGGCTAAGTATTGCGTAGCCATGTCACGAGCTTTGATAGTCTCACCATCGTTGTTCTTGGCAAGCTTTGGAAAACCATCAGCCATTGCTATTTGATAAGCATTAGTCAATAGCCCATTTAGTGCATCATCGGACAGTTTAGAAGTTAAATCTGGGCTTAATTGCTTCACAGCATTAAGCATGTCTTGTAAATCGTCCATAGGCTACCTCCGAACTAGGCTTTCTTTGGATCGTTGATACCGTGCAATTGTACAAATGCGTGTGGGTAGTACATTACAAGACCACCAAGACGTTCAGTGTAAGGAATTGTGGTACGTCCTGAGTGGTATTCTTGTTGCAATTGTTGTACTTGTTGAGCCACTGGAATTTGTACAATGTCCGCGTCATTCAAGAAGATATAACCCATATCTTGTTTATTGCCATTAGAGCCAAAGTTTTGGTGTTCAAGTTCAGGAACTGCCTTAATGTCCTTAAACCACGGTCCAATCATTTGCAATACAGTCATTTGTGGGTTGTATTGGTTATAAGGCATGTCAAGCTGATCAATTGCGCTTTGTGGCAAGGCTAAAATTGGTTGAGCATTTGAATAGCCAGCCAAGTGTGTAATCTTGCTTTTTGCGTCTTTGAGCCAGTTTCTAATCTTTAAATTGTTGTCTGGGTCGTCAGCAAGTGCATCAAATGTAACCGGTGCGGTTGATTCTTGCACACCTAACTTAGAAACTGGATCAGTCAAACCGTTAATGTTAAGTGCTGGATTGGAATTGTGAAGCCCATTAAAAATAAGCTTGTTTTCGGCTTCTGCTAGTGCTCTACGGGCTCTTGTTGCCATTGGCGTTAAGATGTCCATGCCTACTTGTTGAGCTTCACCAAGTTGTTGACGTGAGTATCTAACCGCAATCGCAATATCAGTCAAGTTGGATGCTGATTCGGTTACATTCATGTCAACTACTGGGATATCGTCGGCACCGTCAACATAATGAGCGGCTTGACCAGCGGTAGTCATTACCTTGTATGTGGTTTGCTTAGTCCATGCTGGAACGCTGAAAGTATGGAACAGTGACATAGCTGTTAATTCTCGTTCCTTTGGAGTCTTAATAACGTTGTCAACATAGGTAAGCTGTTCACGCGTTAAATAGTCCTTATTCGCCATTATTTACCTCCGTTCTTGTTATCTGTGCCAGTTGTTGAACCCGTTGATGGGGATGCTGGCTTTGTTGCTGGCGTTGGGTTAACTGCTGGTGTGCTAGGTTGGTCAACTTGTGGCGCGTTAGCATTTTGCAAACCTGAACCTGTAACAGCCGTATTAGAAAGCTGGATACGGGTTTGCATGCGTGCGGTACCGCCCTTATTGCCGGAACCTAAAAAGACGCCAACGACTGTATCGTTAGCGCCTGCTGGTTTGAAATTGCCGTCCTTATCAACGGCTGCATTCTCGTTTTCATTTACATCTTCATTGATTGGTACTTGAATAGTTCCCTCACGAGCTACGCCAAATAATTCACCGGTTTGCCACTTGTCAGCATCAATGTTTTCTTGTATTAAGTAGTCAGCGTTTAAGTAAGTTCTGCGTAAAGCCACGCCGAAAATATTTCCGCCGGTTGCTGGAACTACCAAACCATCTTTAATTGCGACACCTTGACCGAAGCCGATTGGTGCTCCTGCTTGTTCGGTGTTGATTGTTGCGCGTTCAATGGTTGCTAATTGACCTGGTGCAAGTTCACCGGTGTTGTAAAGTTCTCCATCTGGAATTGCCATTTAATTACCTCCTTAGGCTAAGTGGTAACGGTCTTTTGCGGGTTTATTGTCTACGCTGTCTGTCTTGACATTGGTTTCAATACCCGTGTAACCAACTACGCCAGAGTTATTGCGGTTCTTGATTGAGTCAAAATAAGCGTCAATATAGTCATCTGACTTAGCGCTTAAATCGACTGAATCAGTCTTGCTGATAGCTTCTAGCTTCATTTCTTTCGGAGATTTGCCTTTAAAATCAAAAGAATCGCCAACATATGGCTTTACTTCATCGATAAGTGCCATACGGTCAGCGATTGCTTGATCTAGTGCATCCCCTTCAAACTTTTTCTTTTCTGCGGCTAATTCCTTTTCAAGAGAATCAGCCTTGGCTTGTGCTTCATCAAGTGATTTCTTGTTAGCATCAGCACCACCCTTTAACTTGTCGCGTTCGGCTGTCAAAGCCTTAATTTGAGCGTCAAGTTTGGCAATTTTTGAGTTATTAGCCTTGTTGTCAGCATCAAGCTTTAAAATTCTTTCTGCGTCTGTGGTTGCGACTGTGACATCTGCACCATCTAAACGAATTTTTGTAGTTTCCATTGATGTTCCTTTCTCTTGTGAATCATCTATAACCATTTCTGCACTGTCACCGGTTAATCTCACCGAATGACCAGCACGACCACGTTTAACTACTGCGACGTGATTAATTTGAATGTTCTTTTGTGCCGAATCGTACGCCATACCCTTGAAAGTACCTTTAACGGGTACCACATCAGTTTGAAATCCAATTGAAAGCTCTTGCTTGCCGCCCTGAATTTCTTTGATTAATGCCGAATCGGTGATAGTCATGTCAACTTTCAGCTTGTCACCATCAACATGGGCATTATTGGCGGTTAATCCCTTCATATATCGGTTCGTATTGGTCACGTTCACCGATTCTTGTGGGTGATCGTCTGTAACTGGCTTTGAATTTGCACTCTCAACAGCCGAATCAGTCAATAAATCATCAGGAAGTTTGGCTTCCATGGTGATCTGCCCACTTTTACCGATATAAGGAAAAACGCCCACACGTGCGATTGGCACATTGCTTACATGCAAGAATCCTGTTTGTGAATCAACAGAAAACTTGTTAATCGTCGCTGTATCGTACCGTGTCAGGTTCATGCTATTCGCCTACTGGCACTAATACCGGTTCTTTGGGGATGTACAGTGTTTGCCTAGGCTTAACTCGCATGGTGTCCTTTGGTACATGGTTGAAATAACGCAACTGTTGCAAAGCGACCTTGTACTTTTGAGCAACATCAAACAATGTTTCGCCATCTTGCACGGTGTACTGTTCGCAGCCTGTATAATCGAACATCCCTCTAGGGTCTTTTACTTCTGCCATTGGCTTCACCTCCTTTGCTACTGGTGTTGGTTTGACAACTTCAATTGGCTTTTCTACCTTTGGAGCTACCTCCACGCTTTTAGGCTTCAAAGCATTAATTGCTTGCTTAGTTTCTTCATTGGTTAAATTGGTTGAAACTGGTTTAATTTCGTTTGAATCTTCCATAAAATCCTCCTAAAATTTCACAAAGTAAGAATGTTGATTTAACGGGCTTAAATGAGATTCACCCACGGGCGGAATACTTAAAAATTTCACAAAGTTTGCTAATTTTGGGCATGAAAAAAGCGCTCCCTCGCATTGAGGAAGCGTTTGTGTTTCATTTAATTTTTAGTCAATCGGGTCAGCGTAACACCTGCACCTTATCGGCTCGCCAGGTAGCTGCCCATTATCCCCGCCGTTGGGGTCATCATACTTAAATTCCTTGCCGTCTAACTCTCTGTGTTTTAGTCTTACCCGTTTGTCCTCCATTGAACGCCAAATATAGCGCGTTGAGCCTGCCTGTTTGTTCCGGTAAGCGTCAATCTGGGCTAGTATTTTGCCTGTCTGATCAGTTGCAATTAGGTCAGCATGACGCAAAGCCATACCAGTTCGATTGCTGATAGCGTGGCTTATATCAGTAAGACCGCCACCATCATTGACAATGCGGTAAATGTCGCCTTTCAGCTGGTCAATATAGCGCCCTTGCATGGTTTTGATCAAGTTCGTATTTTCTAAGATCTTACCCCAGGTATATTCGCGCAATTTTGCGTTATCTCTTAACGGATTTAACGCATAAGGTCCCATCTTCATCTGCACATTAGCTTGATGCACACGCGTCTTATTAGCACTGAACTGGTTAACCGCATAAACAAACCGCATAGTCATGTCATGCAAGATTTGATCTGTGACCGTGTTTTCCATATCAACAGACATCAAATTCAAGGTTTGCTGTACGTAATTAGTCCACTCTGGATTACGCGAATTATCCGCATCTGTGAGCATTTTAGTACCGTTAATAAGATAATGCCTTAATTGCGCGTCAGCCACTCTGAAAGCTATTTTTTGCCATTCTCGAATGAGTTTGGCTAATCCTCGGTAATATGACCGTTCAATCTTCAATGGGTAGCCATTTCTACGCCTTGCCATCTATACCAGCCTTTTCAACATCTTTGTAGTACTGGTCAATTTGCTCTTGCGTATATCGAGCTTCGATATTGTCGGCGCTGTCAGTCACGTTTGCGTTGTTCTGCATCCCTTGAATTGCGTTGTTGCCTTGCCCGTTGAACATGTTGCGGACTTCATCAGGGGCAAAAATACCGTTTGTGACCAGTGTTCCGGCCGCATTTGCATGGTTGACCAGTGTCTCGCTTTGCGTCTTGTCGTCCGGTGTCCATAGCGGATTAAACTCAATGTGCCATTCTAAGCTGTCTGGGTCTAAGTAACCGCCAAATTCTTTCGAATACATCAACAAGCGGACAATATTCATGATTTCGGGCTTCAAAATCTGCTCTTGTAAGGCTTTCACACTGTCATAATAGTTTTGCACGTCTTGCCCTGCGCCTGCCAGCGTGCCAGACTGTTCACCCGTCAAAACCGATTTAGGGATGTTTGACGCTGTTGAAAGGTCTTGCCACAAGTAATCAAGTAAGACATTCATGCCACCAGTTGGCGTTGCTAGCTTGGTCACGGTGTCATCGTTACCAGTAAACATCATAGCTTCGGTGTTTGCTACGCGTGCTAATTCGTCTCTGTCGCGTCTGAACTGGTCTAATGGTTCATTCATCAGCCTATCAGATTGGAAGACCTTAAACGTAAATTCTCGTAGCATTTTACCCACTGATTCGGTAGCAATCGCCATATTATTGAGTTGCTTTTCACAGCGCTTGATAATTGATGTCCCTGTTTGGTCATCGTCAAACTTGTCTAAGCTGATGTGACTATACCTGGTAGCATCAAGAACAATCGCATTTTCGTCCTTGGTTTCTTGTGTTGGATTACCGTACCTGTCTAATGTGGTGGCGGCTTGTTTTGGTTGAATCTTCAATTTTGACTCTTTGCCGTAGTCGTCACTCGTTGGATCATCGTCGGTTAGATAGCTTTGTACATTCTTTTGACCGAATGCGTGCAATGCTACCACATTCTCGATGTTTTCAGGGTCAAGAGGGTCAAATGTACTCGTTGGATTTGTCTCTTTAACTAGGTAAGTTATATAGCCATCTCCGTGTTTGCGTTGATAGATGATTTGCTGAGATAAAACCTGTTGCGTTTTTAAGTCATTTAAGCGGTTTTGATACATCTCTTGTAAATCTGGCTTGCCTGGAATAACTAAACGGAATCCGTTTCTTGTGGCGTCTTCTGCAACCTTTGAGACCATCTTATGAGCGATAGCATCATACTTGTATCGATCGTCTAAGGCTTCATAGTTCTGTGAGTGATCAGCTGTCTTCCATGCAATCGACTCATAGTCAACCGTAGGACTTAGGTCAAGCGAATCAGACCGCACAACTGGCGTTTTGAAGTGCCTTATTCTCTTTTTTGCCATTAACGTCCTCCTTCCTAATATCTAACGATTGGACCACCGAACTTGGTGTTAAGCCGCCGTAATGCGTAAACCATCGAGTCCACGTTGTCATCGTGCGGCATATTTGGGAAGCCTAGAATTTCAGCAATCCAGTCTTTAACTTCTGGGTGCCATGCAGGATGCGGTATATAAACCTGTCCAGCTTCCCACATTGGAGACACTGACGCCGCACGTGCTTCCTTGCTGTCTGCGCCTGGTGACACCGGCATAATTCCTGGAATCTCACGTCTAAGCGTGTCAATGATTGCCGGACCGTTTGCCTTGTCCTCCACTAGCTTTACAGTAGCGTCAGGATACATGCGGGACATGGCTCTAATAGCGTCTAGCGTTTCTGTAAAACTCAATCGCTTATGGCACCAATTAGGGCGTAGAAAATAGCTTGCATCACGACGTGACCATACTTGACCTGCTACAAAGTCGTCATTAGCTTTACTCTTGAAAGTTGCATCCCATGCTTGAACAGTTTGATCTAAGTGACGGGGCAAAATAGCAACATCTTTTTCGGTTAGTCCCAGCCTTGCCATGGTTTCGCGGCTGTCCACGTAGTACTTTACCCATTCATCTTTGAAGATGTTACCGCCCTCAATAATTGGGCTTTGCTGGTAAAGAGCCGTAAACTTGACCGTCCCCATGTCGTGCTTGTGAGTAAGTAATTCATCTAACATGTGCAATTGCGGGCACAGAGGCTCGCCGTTCTTACGTCCAATTGCGTCTGTTGTCCCTGCTGGGATGTCCTCCGCAATGGCTGGCAATTTGATTTCTTCCCATGGTAGGGATGACTCAGATAGCAAGCGCCCTGCTAGGTCGTCTGTCTGCCATCTGGTCATAATTACGATAACCGAGCCGCCTTTTTGCAGACGTGGGTAAAACGTTAAATTCCATTCGTCCCATATCTTGTCCTTGACGGTCATAGAGTGCGCTTCTTCTGCGTTCTTTACAGGGTCATCAATAACCAGCAAGTCGGCACTCATACCAGTAGCACCGCCAAGAACAGAAGTAGCATAGAAGCCACCTCTGTGGTCCTGTACGGTGAATGTTTGGGCTGTATTCTTGCCTGTTTTGAGGTTGAACAACGGACCCGACCAATCAGAAAAAGCACGCCTGTTGCTTGCCGCAAACTGACTATATAAGTCTTGTGAGTAAGCGACTATCATGGCGTGCTTGTCCGGATATTTCATCAAGTAATAGCTTGGAAAAGTTTTCGTTATAGTTAAGCTTTTTCCATGTTGTGGCGGCATAGATATGATATAGAAATGCTGTTCACCGTCTGCTATCTTTTGGAGCTTTTCAGTGATTAGCTTGGTATGTGGATATAGCTTCATTTCAGGATTGGCTAGCAAGAAATAGTCTGCGTAACTTCTACGTGCTAGCGATTCCTTAGCGGCTAATGCAATGCCATTCTTTTCAGCGGCTGTTAGCTTAATCATCTTTTTCACCTGCTAACTTTGCTAAATTGCGTAACTCCTCAGTGCTTAACTTGTCCATCTTCTCACGCGTCTTATCAGCAACAGTGTGGAGTTGTTCCGCCTGTGCCTTTGCCAAGTTGGCTTCTGCTTCTGCCTTGACAGCGTCAGCCTGTGCCTTCTTGATTTGTGCTTTGTCAAGTGGACTTAGTGGGTAACGCTTAAGGATTGCCTCACTGGCTCTCTGCTTCTCGGTGATGGTTGGATACACCGTCAGCTCATATCCCTCTTGGGTTTCAACTGTCGTAGTCTCTTCACCACGTGCAATTGCTGTGATCAACCGTAAAGCCTCATCAGCTTTCATAATCTTGTCGTCTTCGAGCTTTTGCATTTGAGCGTCAATACGGGCTTTGATTGTAGTATTTTGTAGTAATTTATTAGCATTGGTGTGAGCATATTTTTCGCTGTATCCTGCCTTAATAGCGGCATCTGTGGCGTTGCCAGTCTTGACATATTCATCGGCGAACTTCTTTTGTTTAATTGTTAACTTCTGCTCTGCCAAAACTAGCTTCACCTCCTAAAAAAATTAAACTAATCTGCATTTTATATTGACATACGTATTAAACACGTGTATTATAATATGTGAAAGGAGAAATAAGATGGTAAAAAGAAGAGATGCCCTTAAAGTTTTAAAGGAAAATGGCTGGTGGTTCGACCGTCATGGTCATAATCATGATATTTATACCAACGGTCATCATTCAGAATCAATTCCTCGCCACGGTGATCTTAACAAAGTCACTTGGGAAAAGATTATGAAGCGAAATAATCTTAAAGGGTAAAATAAGGGGCAATACCCCTTATTCGTGTACCATCTTAAATTGTTAATTATGAAAAAAGATAAAATTGTTGTATTTCCAATCGTTATAACTCCAACTGATGACCCTAAAATCAAATATACGGTCAATGTTCCAGACCTTGACCGTGATACCCAAGGAAGAACTATTGCAGAAGCAATTGATATGGGGAAAGATTTAATCGGAACCATGTCACTGGTAGAAGATTTACCTGAATCAAATGCTAAAATTCCTAAAACCAAAAACAATGAAATTGCTACTTTGGTTACTGTTAATATTTCGGAATATAAGCGAAAAAATGATAACCGTGTAGTCAAAAAGACCTTAACCATCCCTAACTATTTAAATGAAGAAGGTAAAGAGGCAGGGCTTAATTTTTCAGCCATCCTAGCAGATGGTATTAAAGCTAAATTAGGAATTGAGTAATGTTTCCATCTAACTTTTTATAATTGAAAAGATTTTTTGCATAAAAAATAAGCGTCATCTCTCAGCAACGCATATTTATATTCAATTCAATACTTTTATATTATTAGCGGCGCTCGACCGCACAAGGGCGAGCGCCCTTGGCTCTGGCGTTACGACTTGATCGCAACAATTATCAGAAGTATAATGATCAAAGTAAGAATAATTTCTGACAAGGCTATTCACCTCCTCACTTAATTACGGGAGGTGAATAGCCTTTATTTGTTATATGATCTTAGTTTCGCCAGAGCCAAAAAGCTTTAATTCAGGGATGCACCTGTTTTTCTGCACCTGTTTTTCTGCTAAACGTTTCGTTTCTTCCACCAGTAATTGATCTCTTAACTTATTTTTAACTTACTTGGGAAGCAAGTAATTAATATCCTCTTCACTCATGTAATGATTTATAAAAGCAGCCTTTTTAAAGCGAGGATTTGTCTCCATATTGTCTTTTGTCATATTCCAGTCAGGCACAACCGTAGAAATTTGTCCATTTCTTCCTTTAACTAATATTCTGTTTTTGCTAACACGCTTTACTTCAATTTCACCAAATTTTTTATGAATATTTTCATTATTATCAAAAGCTTTCGTAGCTGCCTGCCTAGCCTGATTACGAAGGCGGACATATGAAGCACCGGTTTTAGTTGACTTAAAAGAACTCGATCTACCACCCATGAATATACCTACTTTCTTTTTAAGTAGTCCTTATATTCTTGAACAGCAGAATTAAAGCTTTTCTCATATCGGTCATTCAAATTTGAAGAAAGGTCTTTAAAACGAGAAAATTTTGCTTTTTCCAAATTACCGGAACCATAAGACAACGAATAGCCCCATTTTTTAGGCCCTCTCTAAATCTTCTAAAATCACACTACAAAATTTGCTAATATGCCTATTCCGTAGCATCCTCTTCAATTTTTTCATATGCCTAATTTTTTACTCCATTTGTCTAAGAATTCTTGTGGTTGCATCCCTGTATCAGCGACAAACCAATCAATAAATTCTTTATCTACGTCATTTTCAACACAATAAATGGCGCGTTGTATTCTGCGCTCTAATAATGACCCTCTAAGCGGATTTTTAACGCCGCGGTATCTTCTATGTTTATGTGCCACGGCCTCACCTATGGTCTTATTTTCTTGTGTCAGCGGGTGTCTTAGTCCTTCCATGAATCTCCATACTTTTCTATGTACTCTTGTGGCATCATGCCCGCTTTTTGTTTAAACGCCACAAATTTAATCATGTCTACTACCTTGTTGCTGGTATTGTACTTAACTAAATGTTCAGCTTCTTTGACCAGCTTATAATGCTTTCTAAGCTCGTAATACTTTTCTGGGGTCAATTAATCGCCCTCCACGCTTAAATCGCTGATACGCATGTCTAAGACGTTGACCACGGTCATCATCGCATTACGCTGGATCTTCCACAATTTAACCTGATAGTCTGACACGCCTAGCGGATTGATAATCTTGTTATCAATCTTTAATAAATCATCTTGTAAGTGTTGTCTTTCATCAGTTAACTTGCTGACTAATGTCTTATTTTGCATACTTTCTTGATCCTCCTTATGCAAAAACGTGCTCTCGTAGTCCTCAATACTTGGTACTACTGATTTCGGTATAGGAATGATTAATTCTGGTTCATCTTGCTTGATTTCAGCTTCTTTGATGTCGTCCTCTGGTGGGCGATATTTCGATTCGTGCCAAAAACCGCTTCTTTTTGGTGTAGCCTTGCTGTTCTTTTCTTCAACCCACTTGGCTAGCGATTTGTCTGGCTTATCTGGTTTTTTGTGATACATTTTTACTCCCTGGAAACAAAAAAAGACATCACACATAGCGTGGAATGTCTTAAATGCTTATTAAATTGAAACAGACTCACTAGGATTCGAACCTAGATTACTGGTTTTGGAGACCAGCCGCTTGCCGCTTAGCAATGAGTCTAAAAGCCACAGTACGACTGTAGTTTTCTAACTATATGGATAACAGTTAGAAGGGTTAGAAATGAATAAATTTTGAACTTCAAAAAGAGCATATATTTGAGCTTTTGCAGCCCAATAGGGAGTGTGGGGCTCGAACCCACGATCCTTGCAACGCTCTACCATCTGAGCTAACTCCCTACCTGATCAAATGAGGCAAGATGCTTGCATTAAGCTTTTCCTCTTTTACGATTCCGTGACTCTTAGTCTTCTCTGCTTTATGTCGGAATGCAGACGTCCTCCACCGACTTTGTTCACAGAACTAACCTCAACGGTCTGTGCCGAAATCGAACCGACGTTTCCGCATAGACAGTGCGGTGCCCTAGACCTCTGGACTAACAAACCATTTGCACGCCTGTGCGTGACTAACTTAACCATTTATGTAAGACCGGTTATTGCCTCACATAATTGCTTTATTTTATACGTCGCTAGCTTCGAACCGACGATAGGAATAGCTGGACTCGAACCAACAAATTACGGGACCAAAGCCCGTTGCCTTACCGTTTTGGCTATATTCCTAGTTATGCGGGTGGCTATTAACCACTTGAACTTGTTAAATCGTTGATTATTCAGTCACAAGTTTAAGCAAGTCGCAATATAAGGAGCGACCTTATATCTCTTGCTTAATTTAAATCTTGGTGAGGATTTATCCTCCAACTTTCACCCAACAATGCGATTGATGGTTATGCAAAAACCTGTATTGTAATTTCCACGTTTTGGGCTACTCGTACGGCACGTATCAGTTATACCCGCATTTCTGCGGATCATCGTGGACCAGAATTTTAACTTACATTTATCTCGTGGTTCCCTGACATGTCTGCCAGATTAGCGTGAGACTGCTTTACACGGAGCGCCTAAATCTCCGCCGGCAATTGTAATTCTGCTGACATTGTTGCCTACTTTATCAATAATTTAATGCTTTCTCACTCAATCAACGACACCTATTTCCTTTTCGGTGTAGGTCAACCAAAGCTATTACCCTTTGGCTTGTCTGAAATTCCGTCGGTATCCCGGCAGAACGTCGCTGTCGATTTATAGATTGAATGGCGTGAACCCTGTCATAGGTTTATACACACGCTTCCTCATATAAGCAGTGAGGGAATCCAACCCCCGCACGTGACCAACTTGGTCAGTGATATACCATATCTATGGTTCTTGGTGCTTGCAACATTTTCAAGTTAAAAACTCAAAAGCACCAAGTTGAAATTGTTAATGACTTAAATTTAACGTGCCTCAACACTGCTGCTTTGACCTCTGGGACACAGTCCCAAACTAGACGAGTAAAATTCAATTTATTACTTATGCAATTAATAAATATGATTATTATACTTAGTGCCGGTTTTCCACGCCGGCTAAGAGCTAGTGAGGAGTTGAACCTCACCACACCAGGCAATTATATAAAACGTATGTGGCATTACACCGAATGCTAGCTCATAATGCCTCGAATGAGGCAAAGTGATTATAAAATTTGGGATATGGAATTAGAATTGCCATTCCGCCCGAATAAACGGGCTACAACAGCATCAGGAATCGAACCTGGTCTAGGGCGCCAGCCGCCGTTACTGGTTAATTGGAGTTTTTTAATAAATATATGGTTTATTAAGACTCGTAACAAAAAAAAATAAGTTGTTATCGTACTTCTTACTCCATCATTCGAAAACCCTGCTTCCTAAATTTTCGACAATACTATAATATAGCCATTTCACTCCGCTTGTACTCCGATAAAAGTCCGTTTAAACTCCGTTTTTATTTTTTCGGTAAATGTGAAGATCTTTAAAGTAGGGGATGCTATACCAGTCTTTCCATTTTTCGAATCTGTCAGCAAATTCACACAAAGCTTGGCGCTTTTTGATGTAGTACTGACTATCTTCATAGCCTAGTTCCTGCTGAATCTTGTA